CTCTTCTCTTCTCTCAAGCAGGCGTCATAAGGACCTGCAAACAAGATGCGATTTTGAAAATCGTCTGTTGGGAAATCGTTTCCACTTCTGTGCTTCCACAATCTACGGGGCCACTCAGTGGTGGCACCGATGTAGCCATCAGTTTCAGGTGACTTGCAAGAGTCATCGAACAGCCAGTACACGATGCCAAGACTCATAAGGTCCTCCCAATAGAAAGTCAGTCGCCTCCAACAAAAGTTGGAAAAACAGTATACATCGCTGAAAGGAAGGTGTACAGTGCCAATATCCTTTTCCCAGATTCCACAAAATATAAAAGTGCCACTTTACTGGGTTGAGGTCGACCCGAGCATGGCCGGCTTGCCGAGCATCAACCTGCGCGCGTTGATGGTCGGTGTCATGTTCGCGCCGATCAACACGGTCACGACCGCGGTCCCAGCGACTCCTGGCACTGGCTATCTTGTTAATGACACGATTACCCTGAACAACGGCGTCGAGCTCAAGGTATTGACGGTGACCACCGGCGGCGTTGCCACTGTGACGCTCCTCAATGGTGGCAGCGCGGTGACGCCTCCTACCGGTCCGCAGCCACAGATCGCTACCAGCGGAGCCGGGATCAATGCCACATTTACCTTGACATGGCTCAACACTCCCGGCGGTTCGACAGCGGTGCCTGATGTTCCGATCCCGATCGGGAGTTTGGCGCAGGCAGAACATCAATTCGGCGCCGGCTCCGAGCTCGCGCGAATGTTCTATGCCTATTACAAGAACAACTTCGCCAACGAGGTATGGGCTCTGCCGATGCTGCAGCCGACCGGAGCCGTTGCCGCTACCGGTACGATCACCATCACCGCGGCGCCAACTGCGGCCGGGACGATTCAGCTTTATATCTGTGGCAGCTATGTTCCGGTGAACGTCGGCACGACCGACACTCCTACCACGATCGCGGCTGCGATAGCGGACGCGATCAATAACTACGAAGGGGACTCGAGCTTGCCTGTGTCGGCGACAGCTGCTGCGGGAGTGGTCACCCTCACCGCCTTGTTCAAGAGCATCAACGGCAACGAGATCACCGTCGGTCTCAACTATTACGGTGGCCTCGGAGGCGAGAACACTCCGGTGGGACTCGGCATCAGCTTGCCTGCTGCTGGGGTTCTCCAAGGCGGCACAGGCACCCCGGTGTGGGACTTGGCGATCAGCAATCTCGGAGAGTCGCCGTTCGAGTACGTGGCGATGCCTTACACCGACAGCCAGAGCCTGTTCGATTGGGATCAAGAGTACGGCTTCACCGACTCAGGCCGCTGGGGCTGGCAGAGACAACTCTTCGGGCACGTCTTGTCTGCGCGTCGCGGCGATTATACCAACCAGATCATCTGGGGCGACACTCAGAATAGCCCCGTCATCTCGGTGATGAGCTTCGAGACCGCAAGTCCGTCTCCATGCTTCGAATGGGCCGCAGCGTATGCCGCGAAGGCCCAGCGCGCCTTGATCAACGATCCGGCGAGGCCGCTTCAGTCATTGGCGCTGAACAACGTCAAGGCGGCTCCTCTTCATCAGCGCTATGACTTTCCCGAGCTCAACAGCCTGGCTAGCAACGGGCTGGCGATCCAGCAGACTGGATCTGACGGTCAGCCGATGATCCTCCGCGAGCAAAACTTGTATCAGCTCAACTTGTTCGGGGCTCCGGACGACGCTTATGAACTCGTCACGACCTTGGCGACGCTGGCGAAGCTGATGCGGAACCAGAAGCAGGCGATCACCAGCAAATATCCGCGCCATAAGTTAGCAGACGACGGGACAAAATTCGGCCCCGGCCAGGCAATCGTGACGCCGAGCATCATCAAGTCGGAGCTCATCAACCAGTATCTTCAGGACATGTACAATGGGTTGGTCGAGAACTTGGTTCAGTTCAAGGCGCATCTGCTGGTCGAGCGCGATCCTAATGATCCGAATAGGCTCAACGTCCTCTATCCGCCCGACGTGATCAACCAGCTACGCATTTTCGCCGTACTGAACCAATTTAGGCTCCAGTACGATCGTGGTGTTGATCTTCAGATCATCGGCGCCGCGCCTCCGCCCTTCAACGCCGCCAATCAGTCAGGCGGCTGAGAAGACTCTCTTCTCCTCTAGTCACTGGAGCTCCTCATGGCACAGAGAATAGCTGGTACTGCTTTCCTGACGGTGGATGGCAACCAGATGGCACTTCGTGGCAACTTCACCGTCAGCCCGTCATCCGTCGAAAGAACCATGATTGCCGGCCAAGACGGCGTCCACGGCTACCAAGAATTGCCTCGGGTCCCGTATATCGAAGGCGACCTGAGCACCGTACCTGACCTATCGCTGGAAGGTCTCTTGACCGAGACGAACTCCACGGTAGTCGCCTTGCTGGCAAATGGCATGCAGTACACTCTTACCGGAGCTACGATAAAGGGCGGTTTCGAAGCCAACACTCGAGACGGCCAAGTTCGCGTGCGGTGGGAAGGCCTGACATGCCAGGAGGTCTCGGTAGCGATCTAAAGCGTTCTAACAGGAGGGCATCTTGAACGTAGCAACCAAGCGTGAAGGCTTTGCCGCGGCCGAAGAGGCGCAAGTCGTCGAGAAGCTGAAACCGTCGCCTGCGCCGGTGATCGAGCCGTCTCCGGCAGAGACTCCTAGCGACACGCCGCTAGAAGATCAGTGGCCGGTCACCGTAAAGCTGATGTATTCCAAGAAGCTTCGTGATGATCAGGGTAACTTGAAAAGTGAGCTGACATTTCGTGAGCCGCGAGGCGGCGACATAAACCGGTACGGTAACCCGGTCAGGATCAATCAGGAAGGTGACATAATCATCGACGAGCGGAAGATGCACTTTATCATGTCAGCTCTCTGTGGCATACTGCCGCCGCTTCTTGAGGCGATCGACCCGCGCGACTGGAACTCCTGCGCCTACAGGCTGCGAACTTTTTTTCTTCCAGATCCTCGGGCTTGGTAGGTACAGACGAGGATCTGATCTTAGACTGCTATCGTCTTGCACGATGGTACGGTCAGAGCCCTGAAGTATTCCTGAACATGACGTTAGCTGAGGTGCGCCTTCATCTGAAGCGCACGGCTCAGCTTTCGCGTATCATGCGGAGCGAACAGTCCTCCGATGCCGACTGAACTCGACGAACTAAAACTTCGAGTATCTCTCGAGGACGACGCGTCGTCGCAGATAGCGGCGCTGCGCGGTAACGTCGAGCGTCTTGGACAGGTCAGCCAGTCACGCCTTACCGAGCACGTAGGAGCATTCGAGAAGGCGATTGGCTCGCTGTCGCAGCGTGCTCTCGGGGTAGGTCACAGCTTCGAGAATCTGAGCAGGGTATTCGGCGTCATGCCGGTGGGCCTCGGCCTCATCGGCTACGAGGCCGGGCGTGCCCGCGAGAAGATGGAGCAGTTCACCACCGGCATGGTGGCCATGACTAATGCCGCGAGGATGAGCGGTGTCAACATCGCCGATTTTCAGGCAGTTCTTGAGGCGTTCGAGCGGGCCGGAATACCGCGAGAGCAGGCGGCTGCGCAGATCGCCAGCTTCACTGCTGCCGTGACCAAGCTCAGCATTCCTGGCAGCAAGGAGCGTCAGGAGCTTCTCAACATGGCGGGCCGATGGGCGCCGGAGATGGCGCAGTTTATCCAGCGCATCGTCGACACCAAAGATCCTGTTGATCGTCTCAACATAGCGATCCAAGGCCTTCGTGAGGTGAGAGACTACGAGCTGACTCAGACTCACGACGAGCAGCTTGCCATAGGCAAGGCCGAGGCTGTGGCGGCAATGCTCGGCCTTGACACGTCGACTCTTAACCTTCGCGAGAAGCTTGAGCGCGACGATGTTCGCCACGCAGAGAGGGTCCAGAATCAGTCGGAAGCTCAGGTAAAGTACAACACGGCCCTGGTAGAGCAGCAGCAGGTCGAGGGTCGCATTCACGATATCATCAACAGCTCGACTATGGTGTGGGAGACCTGGGCGACTAAGGAGATCACCTGGATCGAGCGGTTCATTCTCCAGCGTCTCGAGCTGTACAATGCCTTCAGCGCCGGGGCGCCTGCGGTTCACACTTATTCTACTCAGGACATCGGTCGAGCCATCGGTACCGAGCAAGCGCCTGGCTTCCTCAGCGAGCGATTCAAGACCATGTTTGGTGGTGGTGGTGAAGAGCCTGCTGCCGCGGCTCCTGCTGCAGGAGAAGGAGGGGAGAAGAAGTCCGAAGCGACGCAGGAGAATACCAAGGAGATCAAGACCCTCACCGAGAACATCGGGAAGCTGATCCAGCGTGGCTTTGGTGGCATATTCAATATGCCTATCCAGGCGATGGCAAAAGGTGGTCTCGTCGCCAAGCCGACGCTAGCTCTAGTTGGAGAGAGAGGGAAGGAGGCGATAGTCAATAAGCACGGGTCTCGGATAGTTGATAAGCCGACTGTGGGAATGCTCGGCACCAATTATCCGGAAGCCGTCTTGCCATTAGGAACGGACCCGACGCTTCATGGACAAGTTAGCGGCAAGACATTGGGTGTCGGTGAGTCTGAGACCGGTCGCGCGAGCTTCTACGGTAACTATCCAGGCCAATATGATTGGCGTGATCCCCAAGACGTTTACACGAAAGGCCCCATGAAGGGCCAACCGATGCCGGGCTACACCGGCACGCCGTTGAATGTTCCTGGCATTGCCTTGCCGAGCGCTGTCACGTCAGGGCGATCTGACAAGCAGGAAGGAGCTTATTTCGCCGTCACTAGTCCTACAGGCCAGACTGTCTATGCTCCTCAAGTTGACATCGGTCCCGGCAAGAGGACCGGCCGCATGGTCGACATCAACGCGCCATTGGCAGAGCTAATGGGCTACACGCCGGACGAGTACAAAGGACCGAACCGGCGACCATTTCCGACCGACACTCAGTTCACGGTGCGTCGCGTAGATCCTGAAGAGGCACTGTGGCAGGGTCATCCGTTCCAAGTTGCAGATGCCGGGCAGCCAATTGTTCCAGGGGCTGGTCTCCCGCAGGATCGCGCGGCGGTTGATCGCATGGCATTCGATCAGCTGTTGGCCGGTGATATTCACAAGGTCTCCGCCGACGGTGAGATGGAGGTCAATCACGATAATGCCCCGGACGGAGTGTCGGTCAAGGCGGAAGGGCCGCTGTTTAAGAGGGTTGCTCATAATCGTCGTTCGGCTCCTGGCAGTCTGAGCGCGTTCCAGGAGAAGTACGGAAAAAATATCTATCCGTCGTCCGATGATGGGCCTGGCATCGGAAGACGCATCTTCACTCCGGTGGCAGCAGCGGTCAGAGGAGCTAGAGGAGAGACCGAAGATCTTCAACCTGAGTATACTACCGGTGGCATTCGTGGCTGATCATGCCTACTGAATATCAAGATCTGGTGCTGCGGGTCAGGCTCGAGGATCAGGCCTCGGCGAATATTGCCAACATCGAGCAGAGGCTCAATCAGATCGGCGGCGGCCAGCTGCCGGATCGTCTCAGAAGAACCACGAGTCAGCTCGGTGAGGTAGAGAAGGGTCTCGCAGGCCTTGGACGCTCGTTTCTTGGCGTAGGCCAGATGGCGACGAACTTTGCCAGGGTCCTTGGGCCGATACCTGTAGCTCTCGGGCTGATCGGTCTCAAGGTCATCGAGCACTTTGCCAATCTGAAAGAGTACACCCAGCAGATGGTGAGCATCGGCAACGCTGCTCGCATGGCTGGTATCAGAGTAGGAGAGTGGAAGAACATCACAGATCAGCTCCAGCGCGCTGGTATCTCTATAGGAGATGCGGCCGGGATGATCAGCGGGTTCACTCAGAAGCTCACAGAGTTATCGATACCAGGGAGTCAGGTAACGCGGAACTTGTTGGCTCTGGCAGGACCGCAGAACGCCCAGAACATGATGGGTTTCATCGCCGCTCTCCGCAACGAGGGTGACGTGAGAGTCAGGATGAACATCGCCCGCCACGCGGCGATGAGCGTGGAGCAGGCTGACTTCGATAAGTATCACGACAGAGTTCGCGCGGTTCACGCCGCCGAGATGGTTCTTCAGCAGCTCGGCCTCGAGAAGCTGGTGGTCCTGCGTCAGGATCTCGACGCAGCCGATCGCAAGACTCTCGACAACATGGACGCGGAGGACGAGAAGCAGAGGAACCTGCTGGCGGCGCTGAGAGAGGAGGAGCAGACTAGAAACCGCATCCACGATGTCATCACCGCCAGCTTCGCAGACTGGGAGACGGCCGCCACCAAGCTAGAGACGCAGATGGAGAAATTTCTTCTTAAGCGTCTCGAGGCGGGAGAGGCATTCGGGGCCAGAGGGGCGGCAGTTCAGAACTACTCTCTGACCGACATAGGACGTGCCGTCGGCACCCAGGCGAAGCCAGGCATCGCGGACTTTCTTAAGGCGAGAGGGGTGCCGGGATTTCAGCACGGCGGCATCGTAACAAGGCCTACCATGGGCCTCGTCGGCGAGGCTGGGCCGGAGGTGATTATTCCCCTCGCCAGGCTGCAGCAGGATGATCGAAAGAATGCCGACACGGTCGACGAGAACACCAAGCAGATTCGGATGCTGAACGAGCAGCTTGGAGAGCTGTTGACTCCGTCGATCGGCATGTTGTCCAGCGGCATGGGTGGAGCTGGTCCTCGTTTGGACGCACCAGGTCTACAAATTGGCCCTGGTGGCGGTGGCGGTGGTGGAGGCGGCGGCGGGGGTGGGGGCGGAGGTGGCGGCGGTGGCGGCGACGGCCTTGGTCCGACATTTCAGTCTCCCACAAGCCTTGGTCAAGCTCCTGAGGCACTGTCGAAGGCGATGCTCGGGACCGGAAAGGACGGAGGCTACACCCTCAGCGACGTACAAGCGGCTGTGATGGGTGCACCTGCTGGAGAGGGAAAGTACACTGGCACAGGTGGCTTGAACTTTGCGGGTAGCGCTCGAGCCGCCGCACTAGGAATAAATTTACAACCTGGTCAAGACATCATAACAAAGAAGACTGGCTCGGTTGGGAACATCAAGGTCAACAAATATGCAGCCGATGACATAGGCGGTTTTCTTGATGATCTTCAGGCGGCCGGGGCTCCCCTGAAGAATTTTTCCGGCGTCTATTCTTACAGGAAGATGCGCGGCGGCAGCGCGTGGTCGCAACACGCCTACGGCAATGCTGTGGACATCGAGACAGGATTTGGAACGGGTCCTGATAATAGTCCTTACTTGTACAAATGGGCACAACAGAACCCGGAATTATTTGCGCAAATACAAGCCAAGCATCATATGAGGAATTACGCCTCAAAAGATTGGGGCCATTTTGAATGGTCCCCGACTGGCCTCGCGCCGCCAACTAATGTTGCGACAAATGTAGGCGCAGAAGCGACTAGAGGCTTCACTCCGACGCATCCTGGCACGGTACTTGCTGGCTTGCCGTCAACGTCACAAACTGCTGCCGGAACTAGGACTGACCTCACTGGTTTGTCGGGCTCTGAGTACTTGAAAGGCGAGCGCAAGTGGATTGCCGATGAGCTAGATAAAAATCCAGAACTTCGACGCAAGCTTGCCGGCGTCATCACTCACGAGCAAGACCCTGGCTACCGCAAGATGGTCTTTGAGTCGATGGCAAATCGGCTCAACTTTCTGCGAGAGCACGGTCAGCCGAACTTGACGCTGAGCGATTATCTCAGTCGCACTGGGAAGAGCCAGTTCTACGGGCCCCTTCGTCGCGGCGAGATAAATGAAGCTTATCTGCGAAGAGCTGTAGATCCTTATCGTGGCTCCACCGATAAAGAAATTAATGAAGTTTTGGCAGGAAGCAACTATGTCAAGGGTTATACTGATCAAGGGTCGGCTGGTGATCCGAACTTCAACAAATCAAAAGTCTTCTTCAACAAGGAAGGCTATGGAGATTTTGGAGCTGCAGCGTCATATCGCGCCACTCAGCAGGCCAGAGTAGCCAACGCAGCTAACAAGCAGCTCAGCACAGCTTCGGATGCTGGTGATCGTGGCGAAGTTGATATGGCTCAAGCAAATGAAGTGAATCACAACGTTGATACCAGCGGTCAAATCACTGTCACTCATAGTAGAGACTATGGCAGCGCTCACAGGATTGGCTACCACAAGCCTAAGTTCAAGGACACCCCGATAGGTCGCCAGACCCAGATGCAGCCTGCGGATCATGGTCCGGCGGCGGCCAACCCGGCAGATGAGGTGCCGATCTGATGCCACAGTCAAGTATCAACAACCCGTCGCCTCCGGTCAATCTGCGGACTGGCCAGTACAACACGCCAGCCGTCGTTTCCGGGGTCGGCAGCATCTTCGATCTCCCCAGCCCGTGGCGCGACTATCTGGTTCCGGCCTCGTTTCGCGGTGCGGTGTTTCACTGCGAGCAGCATGCCCTCGAGTCTGGACTGAGGATGATCGAGCACGAGTTCCCGAAGCGTGACCTGCCGTTTGCTGAGAATATGGGCCATCGCGCCACTAACTGGTCTGTGCGTGGCTATTGCATCACGTACCCGATGGACGTGAGCATCAACAATCTTTATCGTCGCGACTATCGTCTCGCCCGCGATGAGTTGGTGCGCCAGCTTGACTCGGGAACGCCTGGACTTCTTCAAGTTCAGACCTTGCCGAGTATGATGGTGTGGTGCGAGCGCTACCGTCTCACCGAGGAGGAGAAGCTCGGCGGCTACTGTGTCTTTGACATGACCTTTATCGAGGCTGGTACTGAGCCGTTTGCCCTGGACTCTACCAGGACCGCGTTGATCAATATGTCGACGGATCTACGCCAGCAGATCTTGGCAAGTCTCTCTGGTGGTCAAGGGACGGGACTAGTAGGCGGAGGCACCGGTGGCGGAGTGCAGGCCTGATGGAAGATCCTGACGCATTCGAGGCTGCTGGCATCGTCATCAGGATGCTTCAACGTCTGTTGAAGACGATTGCAGATAAGGGAGAGACAGGAGCCACTACTCGGACTGTCATCGGTGATACGATCGCCAATGCCTACCCTCTTTTGCGAAGCGATTTGATCGGTCCTTCGCTTGATAATTGCTTCGATCTGTGTCAGCAGTCCGGAGCTCAGTTCTATCAGCTCGAGCAAATTAGAGTCTGGGTCACGATAGAGACGCCTCAGACTCTCGGTGGCACGCTGGTCCAGAACGCAGGCATCCAGCTCTGTCTTGCTACCGAGGGTCGCGTCATAGCCGATATGACCTTCGTGAGCCGCGAGGGCGTTGAGGCCGTCAAGAGCACGATTCAGCTTCCGTTCGGCGATGCGGAAGAGACTGCAGCAGATGACATGGCCCAGATGACCTATCAATCTCTGATATCGCTTCATGCGGCAATCATCAATCATTTGGTACAGACGGCTCTGCCGCTGCCGCGGATGCTCGACTACAGCTTCACCGCCATCTGGCCGAGTCTCGTCATAGCTTACAAGCTCTATAGCGATGCTGGCAGAGGGGATGAGGTGCGGGACGAGAATCAGGTGATCCACCCGGCATTTTGTCCCCTTCTGGGGCAGGCATTATCGGCGTGATGTGATGCTGTTCGATCCGAGAATGGTCTGTAAGCTTACCGTCGGCGGCGGCGATTATACCGACTGGGAGACGATCTGGGTTCAAGAGCGATGGACCGAGGCGTTCACGTTCTTCAGGTTCACTGCCAACGAAGGAAAGAACCTTCCGAGCGACTGGCACAGGCTTATGATCAAGCCTGGAGACTCGTGCACGGTCACTCTTGGAGGAGCCCTAGCGGCGACGGGACGCATCGTGACAAGACAATGCTCCTACAATGCCACCCAGCACATGGTCCAGCTCACCGGAAAGGCATTGAGCTATTGGCCCTACAAGTCGAGCGTCGATACCAAGGACGGCAACTTCGACGGCATGCACGTCAAGCAGATTGCCACGAAGGTTCTTCAGGAATATGGGGCGCCGAAGTTCTATGGCAACATCAGCGAGATCCCGTGGCAGGAACTTCAAGCGCAGAAGGGCATCAAGATCTGGGATTTCTTGGAAGGTCTGTGTCGTCAACGCAAGGTAGTGTTGGGCTCCGATCGCAAGGGAAATTGCCTGTTAGTTGGCGACCACTCTGGCAGCATCATGACGGGAAGCACTGGGAACTTGATCGAGGGCGCCAATATCAAGGCGATGCAGTGCACTATCAGCGTCGATGACATGTACATCGATCTTCGTGTCGATGGGTCCACCAAGGGTAGCGATCAGCAGAATGGGTCAGATACCAACGAGCAGTCGGCCCCTGCCAAGAGCAAGGCTCCGGTTGCGAGTAAGCTCGTGATTCCCAACGAGGACTCGGTAGCGACTCAGGCCGAGCTGGATCTTCGGGTTGTGGCGGAGAAGCAGTGGACCGAGGCGACTCAGATCACCGCCAATGTCACGGTAGTAGGGTGGTTCAACGATCAGGGTCAACTCTGGTCGGCCGGCGACGACGCCTACATTTACTCCCCGATGGCGATGCTCGACGGCACGATGAAGATCAAGACCGTGACCTGGACTCAAGACAACAACCAGGGCACCCAGACCACTCTCGAACTCGTCGCGCCGTGGGGCCTTAATGACACGATCGGGGCGAACGTCGGCAACGCTGGAATGCCGCAGCTCTCGGACAGCAAAGGGAATTGATCAATGCACCGCGCCACGCCTGCGAACACCTCACTTCGCGCCTATGCTGGCTCTGGAAGTCGCTCTTGCGTCGATCAGGTTGACGACAGCAAGCTGATGCAGGAGATGGGCGGCAACATGATGAAGAACGAGAGCCGCTCCAAGGTCGAATCTCCTCAGAATTACGGCTTCACCTCTGCTTGCATGCCGGCCGATAAGGACGCGACCGGGAAGATCATCGCCAGCGCAGAGGCCTGTCTGTCTCATGTCGGAGGGAATCGCGGCCATTCGGTGGCAGGCAATATGGATGATAGGCGACATCGTCTGCGCGGATTATCACCAGGCGATAGCGCGATGAATCGCACCAACGCTGATGACATGCAGATCCATCTTGCGTCGGATGGCCTGTATCACTCCGCCCCGCAGAAGGTGCGGATGCAGTTGGTTCCCGCGGGGAGCGGCAAAGCGAATCCGCCACAGAATCAAGCTCAAGCGACTCAAGCAAAGAGAAGTTTGTACGCCACGTTCGAACCCAGAATACAGGAGCGCTTGTGGGCCGGGTTAGAACCGGAATTAGAATTAGAACTAGACCTAAAATTGGGCGAGCGACGTGGGTTGTCAGTGGAGGCGCGAGCGGGAAACGGCAGCGGATCATCAGGTGGTGGATCGCAGGGAGGCGGTCAACAGCTGAAGACCGGTCAGAAAGCAGTCGCTGGCGCAGGCGCAGACAGCAAAGATTTTCACGACTTACAAGCCAAAGACCATCGAATATCGAGCAGCACGAAGGTGAGTCTCGCCTCGTCGAAGGAAGACGATGACGTGCTGCATCAGACGCGGTCTCAAAAGGACTACTGCGGCGGCACGCCGGACAAGCACAAGTTCTCCAAGGTGCTGACGCTAGACGGTCCGGCGAAGAATGTGTACGGAAGGATCGGCTGAGATGGTCAGCTCCGTCCCCGACATCAGGCTAGTCCAGAACACGTTCTTTCCTAAGTACAACGTGACGATGGACTGGCAGCTGATGAGCGACGGAACGCTCGACGATACTCAAGCTCTGGCATCGGCAGTGTGCGTGGCTTTGGGCACCAATGCCGAAGCACTGGACACGGACATCTTGCCGGACCCGAACTCAACAGACCGCCAAGGCTGGTGGGGAGACCTCGATGCTCAGCTGATATGGGGCGGCTGGCCGATCGGATCGAAGCTATGGCTTCTTCAGCGGGCCAAGATTCTCGATCCTAACGCCCAGGAAGGGTCGACGCTGGCGCGGGTCATCGACTATATCAGACAGGCGCTTCAGCCGTTCGTGGAAAATAGGATCTGTTCCAGGTTCGAGGTCGCCGCGGCGCGTGTCAGCGATCAGCAGATCGATGCCCAGATCATAGTCTATCGTGGCCCTTTGACTGCGATAAATCTTCAGTATCAGATCTTGTGGAGCGAGCTCGTGAGCTTCGGGTGACAAATGCCGTGGTCCACTCCAACATTGCGAAGCGTAAGGTCGCTGGTTCGCGACAGCGTACGCGCCAATTTGCCAGGCTCCGATGCCAACGTGCCGAACAGCATCCTGCGCGTCTTATCGGATGCCATGGGAGCTCTTTGTCATCTGACCCTCCAGTATCTCGATTGGTTGGCCAAGCAGCTCATGCCGGACCAAGCGGAGACAGTCTGGTTGGACCGTCACGGCAATATATGGCTCGTCAATGCGGACGGAACTACAGGCCGCAAGCAGGCGACTCTGGCCGTAGGCATAGTTGCCGCTACCGGGACTCAAGGCAGCGTAGTCCCTCAGTTCACGACTCTGACCGCGGCAAACAGCGTTACCTACGAGACCAGCACTCAGATCATCATAGGCTCTACGGCGACGTCGATACCGATCCGGGCCATAGATCCAGGAACTGTGGGGAACCTTCCGACAGGGACGGCCATGGGCTTCGCAGTTCCTCCTCCTGGGGTTGACAAGACTGTAGCGGTCGTAGAGCTGACAGGCGGGGCAGACGTAGAGACCGACGAGGAGCTGCGGGCACGGGTTCTTCAACGCATCCAAGAGCCGCCGATGGGCGGCGACGCCACCGACTACGAGGCATGGGCGCTGGCTGTTCCGGGCGTGACGCGAGCTTGGGCGGCACCTCTGGAAGAGGGCATCGGCACGGTTACTCTCAGGTTCATGTGTGATGATCTGCGAAGCGACAACTATGGCATACCGTTGGCTGAGGATGTGGCGCGAGTTCAGGCTTATCTTGACACTAAGCGACCTGTGGCCGTGAAGGATTTCTTCTGTGTAGCTCCTATTCCTTTCCCTCTTAAGATAGCTATAACTCAGCTGGTAGTTGACTCGCAGTCTACGCGCGCCTCGGTACAAGTTCAGCTCGGAGATATGGTCTTAACGAAGGCTATTCCTGGTGGCACTATCTATCGCTCTTGGGTTGATGAGGCAATCAGCAACTCAATAGGAGAAAATTATCACGAGATGAATTATGAATCGACCCCGATGCCGACGCCGGGTCACATCGCTATTCTTGGGTCGATCATATACGCAGGCGGATGAGTCGTGGCCGATCAACATGTTCGTCGTTCAGGTAGCGACTATGCCGTAGCTCTTGGCAACTTGTTGCCGTGGGGGCCAGCGTGGCCGCGTCATCAGTCGAGCGTGCTGATGCAAGTTATTGCCGGGTTGGCAGATTACTGGGGCTTCGTAGATGGGCGTGCCGCGGATCTTCTCGAGAGAGAAAGTGATCCGCGTCTGACCATCGAGCTTCTGCCGGATTGGGAGCGAAACTGGGGTTTGCCAGACCCGTGTTTCAAGTCAGCGACAACAATTGATCAGCGTCACGCGATGCTGATCATGAAGATGACCTTGTTGGGTGCTCAGTCGCGTGAGTTCTTCATCGGTATCGCGGAGTGGCTTGGCTATAACATAACGATCACCGAGCGAGCTCCTTTCATGTGCGGAGTGTCGCAGCTCGGTGATACGGAGGGGATGGCAACGTGGAATGATACGCCAGGTGACCATCTTGATACTCATCCGGACTTTTTTTGGCGGATCGGTCCGCCAGAGATGCGGTTCTATTGGACAGTCCACGTAACTAACGCACCGTTGATGTGGTTCAGAGCCGGAGCGGGTCAGGCAGGTGTGCA